ATGGGTAATCAATTAACAGAGGGACATAAGAATAGGTTAAAAAATAATATCATACAGGGTGCTCAGAATTATGAAAAATATTTAAGAGATAAATGTTTTCAAGTCATTTGCGAAGATGGTACTAAAACATATGTAAGGTTTTTTCATGCTGATTTTAAACATTTATCAGGAATCCAAAGTGATTTGGATGAAAGTGATTTCTATAAAAAATGCGTTGAATGTAAACTTAATACAGGTAATATTTTAACTAATCAGAAATATGGTTGGGATACTCTCAAAGGTAAAGCAAAACGGTTAGCCAATATACATGAACTTTTATATCAAGATACAGAAAAAAGATTGCTACTAAATCAATTAAAAACAAATACATATGTTTTTCCAATAGCAATTAGAAATGATGAAATTAATAGTTGTATTGGGTTTGTCAGTGCTGCACATAAAGCTAGAAGTTTAAGAAAGGCAGGCTCATCTAATAATTATGCTGATAGTAAAAAAATAGTTGCTATTCTACGCAAGGAAAATCAGTATGAAACATTTGATGAATTTGTTTATATTGAAAAGAATCAAAATTTATTAAATATATGTCCAGATATATTGCAAGATGTATCTGAAGAAATTCAAAAGCTGTTAACTACATGATACCCATAGATACATGAGTTTTTAAAATAAGTGAATTTAAAATGATGATACTTATAAATTTTGCAATAAAATCATATGTCAGGGGTGATTATCATAACACTACAACAGAAAGTAAAGGCTGCTTGCGCCTTACGAGAAATCAGCGTTGCTGAGCTTGGCAGAAGAATCGGTTTATCACAATCTAATTTTTTCCAACGCCTGCAAAAAGGCAAGTTCACAATAGAAGAACTGGAAAAAATTGGAGCTGCTTTAGGCTGTAAATACGTTTGTTATTTTGAATTTGAAGATTTGAATACGAAAGTCTAAGCAATACTATACATGAGAATGTATAGTATTTTTTTATGCTTATATTAATTAGTAATTAATTATAATTAATAATGAAAAATGATTGACATAGAAATTAAAGTATGCTACACTACACTCGTATTAATAATGAATTAATAATTATTAATTATCTAATTCTATTAATATGCTGAAATACGAGGGTTTAAAGCATACAGTTCCCCTGTTTATCAAAACAAAAAACAATAAGGTGTAATGAGCCAATGCAAAAAATCATTCGCAGAAAAGAGTTGTGCCGTATCAAATCTCTTTCATGCGTCAGTGGGAACTCTGCCAATGCAAACCCACAATAAAAAAAGAACTGGTGGTTGGAAGATTCAAAGAGGATTTACAAGTAATGGGGTGGGTTGAATTGTCCCGTTCTCAAGTACCAAAACGGTAGGCGAGGACTAGCTTGTACTAAGTTAAACTTAGGCTCTATACGGCACAGGGCAAGAGTGAACGGCTCCGAGATGGTAATAGAGGTATTCTTGAGAAAATCGGGATATCTCTCCAGAACTCAAGCCAAACTCACCAAAATGGTAATTTTTCAACGGAAAAAGTCAAGTGTAAATTCAAAAAAGAAAACAAAAAAGGAGAGTGCTTAACATGAACAAGAATGCAGCAACAGAAAGAGAATACGAACTTAGCTATGATACGTTGGTGGATATTATAGAAGCACAGCAGGCATTGATTGAAGAATTGACACATACAATTTTTGCAAAGGAGAAAGAACTTGAAAAAAGTACTGACCTGCTTGATGATGCAAAATGGCTAATAGATGATTTAATGTACGCGTGTGAAATGAATGAGGTTATATTTGACTTTCCAGAAAAGGATTTAAGCTATAGTTCATAAAAAGATACGATTTTTAAAGATGATGATTTGCCGTTCTGTTAGGGGTGAACGATTCGTTCAAGCGTTACAACTTTCTGCAACGAGCCGAACTCGTGACAGCATCCTCGCAAGTGGGTATAAGCGTAGCTAAATTGCCTCATCTTCCTAAATAAAACTTAGGCAGGTCACGGCAATTTTTAGCCACTTGTGGCAAAATGAATTAGGGTTTCCCCCATGAGTGGGGGGGAAAGATGGGTGGAGTTAGACACCTCTCACCGATATTCTTGGTAAAAACCACTCGTAAATTTTGTACGAACGAATTTCGTACGAACAGATTGAACAAAGGGACTTAAAACTTTTAATACCCTTGTCAATTCCTAAAGGACGAAATTCGTCCATCTGGAAGTTGGTGCGGAGGATTTCGGCAGGGCAAACATTTTTAGGCTTTCATATCTATGAGTAGAAAGAAAGTGGGGTATGCGCTGATTTCAGGCGTTATCATTTTGGTTGGCTAATTGCTTGACTAAAATAAGAAAACGTCTTACAGGCTCATATACCCTATATTTTTATAAGGCGTGAGCATAAACAAAAATAAATCCGTTTTAATGAAAACATTGTATGGTGTAAATTCACAAAATTTGCTTCAAGTTTTTAGCAAAAACATATAAAATTTGCATGTTTTTTGTCGGTATAAACGGTTTTTAACATGCTGAAAACGTTGATTTTACGGGGTTTTTGCTAGTCGAGTTAACCAATCTAATGAGGGGAAAGTGATTAATGACTGTTTTGGTCTTTTTAGTTATCAAAATAGAAAACTTATATGTGCCTTAGTGGTACGCTTAGGTACAACACCAGCACAACTATCCTCACCGCTTTTTACCAGATGCGGTATATAAATATGGACAACGTTGCAATGATAGATGCCAAGCCAGTCGGCTAAGAATAGACTGGCTAAAATGAAAAAAGTGCTAAAAATTGCAGAACGAAATTGTAAGAAATGCCTAAAAATCAACGTTTGTAGCACCATAATATTGGGCGTAATATGAGAGGAGTAAGCACATACAGGCAATGAAAAGGAGAAATGTAAATAAATATGGACATGCAATCTAAAATTAAAATCAAAGACTCCGTTATTATTTTCAAAGCAAGAACTGCAAGACAGCTTCTAAAAGAGGGTTTTCACCTAATTGATATTAAACCACTCAAAGAAGATACACGCCGTAGTTTATTCATTTTTGAGCGCACAGATGAAATCATGGAGCGTCTGAGGGAGATAACAATAGCGCAAAGTACAGAGTAATTAAATTCAAGCATACATAGTGATAACACACAGTCAAATGAAAAGCCTTTCTCGAAATATGTAGAGAGGGGCTTTATTTTTATGCTCTGAAAAAATTGCTACATAAAAAATACATAAAATAAAAAAGGAGAATTGTCAAAATGATAAAATTAGACAGTATTGCAACAGGGGAAGTTTTTAGAAATTATTCTGAGCTTTGCACAGTATTAGATGAGCCACACAAAACAGGAAAATCTAAACAGCTACAGCTTTTAGACTGGCAAAGATATTTCACCTATGAGAAGCAAGGGCACAAATTTATTATTACGGAAATATTTGAAGAACCAAAAGAGAAGGTTAAGAAACAAAACACAAAGTACACGAGCAATAACAGAATAAATCTCAAAAGTATGATTGACTTGCTTCAATCGAATTTAGATTATACAAAGGGACAGTTCTACAGCTATACTTTTTGGTTTTGTGATGTTTTGGGGTTACTGGATAAAACGATTTTAAATCTTCCGTTTGCTGATAATTTATCAATACAACAAACTTGCGAAAAATATCATTTGCAAAGCACCCAACGAGAAGAAATTTTAATACAGTACATTTTTTCAGCAAAGAGATGTTTACAGGATATATTCTTGAAATCTCTTGCTTATTTGAACAAAAAGGAAATTTGCAACTATCTGGAGTCCTACGAGTTTTTTTCATGGTTGACAGATGAAAGAGAAGAAAATAAAAATCCAATAGTGCATGTATGCTTTTCAAGTCCGTCTGATAGTGTACATATTTCTAATGCTATTTATGGCATAGAAAAAGATGTTTGCAATGAAATGAACGCTGAACTAGGGTTGAGTAAAAAACTTCATGGAAGGCAATTACTCTTTATTATCTACAATAATAAAAAACTGATTGACATATACCAGAGGAAACGCATTAAAGCAGTGCTGCAAGATGAATTTCTTTCAAAGTGTTTTGAGTATGCCTTAGAACTTGAACATGATTTACTAGTTAGCGATGTAGAATTAAAAAATTATTTTCGTATCGTATCAATTTCCGAAATGAAAAATCATATATTTTTATCGCCAACAGTTGCGACTGATTTACGCAAGGAGATTACAAACGCAGTCAGGAAAAAAGCAAGAAAAAACATACTTGATAAATTTCACTATTTAGAAATGCAAGGGTACTTGGATATTGTACGAACAGAGCAAGCACTATTTCTATATTGTGATGAAACCTTTAGAGATGATTCTGATATAGATTGGTATCTTGATGATACAGAGACAGACAATTACGCAGTAGAAGATACCAGTGCAGGCATACCATTCTAAAAATTTGTCACCATTTAGAACGTACAAGGATACTACTAGTATATAGTACCTTCTAAAAAGTGACAAAATTTTTCAAACCTTTCAAAAGAGAGAGCGTAAGCGCAAGTAGACACGTTCACCTTTTGAGTGTTGGCATAGCCAATGCGAAAAAGTGACGGGTACATTGAGCAATCCAACGTAGTTGGTTGCGAACCCCTGTCAGGGACAACCATACAATCAAATGAAGCAATGAAAAGGAGAAATGCATATGAAAATCTACACCAAAGAAGAAATTTTTGCTTGCTTAGTTACTTGTGACAAGCTCATTAGAGAGAACTCGTATAAGGCTAAGAAATGGAAAAATTACGGTGATTGCTGCTATGAGTCTTACGAGGATGTATACCTTGAACAGGCTGACAAGTGGAGAAGGTATCAAGCTGTACTCAGAAGTTTACTTACTGCACAGTACACTTTAAAGGAAATCATTCAATACACTAAGCAGTGTACAACCAAGTCAACACAAAAAGCAGTAAAGGAGATGGTTGTACAAATTCAGAAAAATGAATGCAAACTGTTAAATTAAAGTAGAATGAATTTTACTTGCGTCTTTCAGACAAGGGGACGGGGCTTTGCCCCGATATCCCTGTACGCATTCGCTAAATTTCTGACGAAATTATAGCACCTGCTACAGGTCTAACCTCTTTTTTTCTCTCTCTATCTAATGGAATTTAGGGGAAAAAGATTCCCCGAATACTAAAAGGGTAAATTGCTCCTATCTATCCATGGTAGGGGCTTTTTATTTTACAAGGAGGATTTTTTTTAATGCCACAAAATTATGAAGATACAAGAACATATCAGGTTGGAAAAACTGGTGAACAAATTGTTCTTGAGTTACTCAGAAGTTTCAAGAAGGTTGTCAGGGTTGATGATGTTTCTGATTTAACGCAGTATCAGGTACAGGATGTAGACTTTGTAGTTTACATGAATAATCATGGTAAGCAAACAATCACAACTGTTGAAGTGAAATCAGAACCTATGGCAGCTAAGACAGGAAATTTTTTCGTAGAAAAGAAAATGCGATATACAAAAGATAATTCCCGTTATCAAAATGGTGATGTGCGCAGAGGTTGGTTATATACCAGTCAAGCAAAGTGGTTTTTCTGGTATGTTGAAGATGAAGGGAAGGTTTATGCTTGCCTTGCTAAAAGGTTACGATGGTACATAGATAATTATTTTCCCAAAGAGCGGACATGTAATGATGGATATAAGATTGTTACAGGCTATCTTGTATCAATTTATGATTTATGTAAAAAATGCAATGTGTACCAGTGGAATGTAAATACTCCTAAATAAAATGTGTAAAAAATACGCATAATTATGATTGACAAATGTGTAAATAATGTGTATAATATAACCATCGACATAGAAAAAAGGTGGTGAAGCATTATTGAAAAGACGTGACTTAATTAGAAACCTTGAGAAGATAGGTTTTACTCTGGAACGTAATGGGGGAAATCATGATGTTTATGTTCGTGGTGATGATAAAGAGATTATCCCACGACATAACGAGATTAACGAACGGCTTGCAAAGGCTATTTTGAAGAAGTGGGGATTGTAATATATCCCCCTTCAACAAAATATATATCTTTTAGACATATAAAGTTTTACTTTTTTTGTGGTATGGTTTTGATTCCATACAATGAACTGACAAGAAAGGAGAATAAGCATGAAAAAGGAGGTTTATCCAGTAATCCTAACTTATGATGATGATTGCATCTTAATTGAAGTGCCTGATATGGAAATTTTTACTGAAGGAAAAGATTTAACAGACGCTATTGCTATGGCAAGGGATGCAATAGGGTTGAAAGGAATTTCTATGGAAGATGCAGGAGAAACAATTCCGAGTGCATCTAAAATCACTGATGTAGATATTACGAAAAGTGAGTTTTATGTAGAAGGAAATACTTTTGTTACATTGGTTGATGTTGATTTTATTGAGTACAGAAGAAAGTCTGATAATAAAATGGTTCGGAAAAATGTAACTCTACCCAACTGGATGAGTATTGCTGCTGAAAAAGAACATTTGAATGTTTCTAAAATTCTTCAAGAAGCATTAAAAGAACGCTTGTTGACAACTAAATAAGAAAATTATCACAGAGATAAGAGTACTTGCAGAGATGTAGGTACTCTTATTTTATTGAAAAGGGTGATTGATGATTTTAGAGAATGTACATTACACACTCCTACAAGGTGATTGTTTAGAGCTGATGAAGGACATCCCAAATGCAAGTGTGGATATGATTTTATGTGATTTGCCTTATGGGACTACCCAGTGTAAATGGGATACAATCATACCGTTTGAACTGTTATGGGAACAATACAATCGTATTATTAAGGATGATGGGGCAATCTTATTATTTGGGCAAGAACCGTTTAGTAGCTATCTAAGATTAAGCAATTTACAAGATTATAAGTATGATATCTATTGGGAGAAGGAACGTTTAACAAATATACAACAAATTAAAAGACGTGTTGGAAAGACAATTGAAACCATTTCTGTATTTTATAAGAAACAGTGTACATATCACCCACAGATGGTGAAATATGAGGGTAAACCTAGAAGTAATAAGGTAAAGAATGGAACACTAGGCGAACTAACTGACAATGCAGTGAAAAAGGTGAAAGAATATAAAGATACAGGTTGGAGGTATTCAACACAAGTATGGAAATTTCAAAGGGATTGTTTAAAGAGCAATTTACACCCTACACAGAAACCCGTAGCCTTATTGGAAGAATTGATAAGGACGTTCTCTAACGAAGGTGATACAGTGCTTGATAACTGTATGGGTTCTGGTAGTACAGGGGTAGCTTGCTTGAATACTGGCAGAAGGTTTATAGGAATAGAATTGGATGAAAGGTATTTCGAGGTGGCGAAGAAAAGGCTAGAGGAAGTGATGGAATGAAGGTTATTCAAAATCTGCTAACTGTGAAAAGCATTGTAACACTAGTATTAACAGTAGTGTTTGCTTATTTGTCTGTAACGGGACAGGTTAGCGGAGAGCAGTTTCTAACCATATTTTCTATAGTGGTTGCGTTTTATTTTGGAACACAGTATCAGAAGGGAAAATAAATCGGAAGGTGATATAATGTTAAAGAATTTTTCTACCATTCTTAATCTGGGCTTGGAGATAGGGTGTTATATTTTACTCATTATGTCTATTTGGAATAAGGATATGATGGGATTGCTATTAGCAGGATTTTTGTTAGTACATAATGAACTGATGGCTATTCGGGTTGCTCTGGAAGGAAACCAAAGTGTAAGAGAAGATAAGGAAAATGAAGATAAGGTTTGCTGATAGAGCTTTTATTTTTATGAATTTTTACGGAAAGGAGAATGGATGATTATGCCAAATACAACAATACATGAAGAATTAAAACTCCCTCCATTTGATGAGCGTGGGAAATTTAGAAAGAGAACGGAACTGTTACCGATTCAGTATCAGGCGATTGCAGAGTTGGTTTCTGGGACAGATAAAACGGCAGTTTGTAAAAAATTGAAGATTTCTCGAACGGCATTATATAACTGGTTGGACAATGATGTGTTTGCGACAGAGTACAAGAAGGCTTGTGAAAAACTTTATAAAATGTCACTTGGAACGGCAATGAACAAACTCAATAAATTGATGGAATCTGGGGATTCTCGTACATCATTAAAAGCGGTTGAAGATATGTTGAAGTTAAATAGCTACCTAAACGCTAACATTGACATTAATAAAAATACCAACGAAACTATCACGATTAAGCTGTTAGACGAGGATGAACCAGAGCAGGAAGATGAATAATTTATTCGCAAAATAATTGTTTGGCGAATATATCAAGGTGAGTAAAATTAGAAAGAAACATTGATATATCAAGCATTGTAAAGGATGTCCAAGCTATTTGGAATGTTGCACAATAGAAAATTAGAGTGCGTTAGATGAAATTGTGGTTTTATGAGAGGTTTTATTGTGCAACATTACATGAATTTTGGATAGTAGGGGGGACACCCCTTTTTTTAATTGATGGGGGAGCAATTTGCTACCCCTATATATTACACACGAATTTTATACCAAAGTATAAACAGATAACCAAAAGAAGGTGAAACCGATAAATATACAATTATCACCAAAATTATTTAATACCGTTTATCTTCCATTCCTTACAGATTATACACACCGATATAATATTTATTATGGTGGGCGTGCCTCTGGAAAATCTTATTTTATTGCAGACAAGCTAATCATCAAAGCACTTACCTTTCAATCTAAAATGCTGTTTATGCTCAAGCAAGATAACAGAGTTGAGGACACAGTTTGGCGAATGGCACTTGATTCTTTAATGAAATTTCAGATGTATGATAAATGCAAAATCAATAAATCAAATCACACGATAGAATTACCAAATAGGAGTTGGATAAAATGTGTAGGGTTACAAGAACCAGAGAGAATAAAGGGTTATGTCAATGTTGATACCGTTTGGATGGAGGAAGCTACAAACTTTACTTCTGATGATTTTGAATTGATTGACGGAACAATCAGAGGTTCTGCAAAGTATAAGGAAATCTACCTGACATTCAACCCTGTATCAAAGCAAAGCTGGGTTTATAAATATTTCGGCTTTGATATAGGTGTAGTACCAGAGGACACTTTTATTTTGAAAACAACCTATAAAGATAACAAATGGTGTGACTCTGCTACGATTGCCAGACTTGAACGTCTGAAGGAACGCAATCCCTCCAGATATAAAATTGAAGCCGAGGGGGATTTTGCTACATTAGATAAACTGGTAATTCCTTCTTATGATGTGCAAGAATTTGATTGGAAGGAAAAGCTGCACTCTGAAAACAGAACTTTTCTTGCTTTGGGGTGTGACTTTGGTTATCAAGACCCGACAGCTTTTATCGGCTCTGTGGTTGATGATGATGAAAAAGTGCTTTATATTTTCAGTGAGCATTACCAGAGAGGTATGTTAAATACGGATATTGCAAGAATGATTATAGATAAAGGCTTTCGCAAGGAACGGATTTTCTTTGACTGTGCAGAGCCGAAATCTATTCAGGAAATAAAACGCCTTGGTATTGAACGGGCAACGCCTTGTAAAAAGGGAAAGGATTCTATCAAACATGGTATACAGAAGATTCTACAATATAGAATTGTTGTACATCCTGCTTGCGTTCATGTAGTAGATGAATTTGAAAACTATTCCTATAAGAAGGACAAAAATACAGGAGAGTATACTTCTGAACCGTTAGATAATGGTTACTGTCATTTGATTGACGCTTTGCGTTATAGTCTGCAAATTGTAAAGAAGAAAGCAACTATTTTAAGAGCAAAATTATAAAGGAGGGTTTGCAACGTATTATTTAGATAAGAACACAACTTTGACTTTTGAAAAAGTTGAAAAATATATTGAGGATTTTAAAGCAAGATATTTACCACGCCTGCAAAGGAATAAACGCTACTATGATAACAGAAACGATGCAATTTGCAACAGGACTTTCACAGATAAGATGAAACCAAATAATAAAATTGCAACACCTTGGGTGGAATATATCTGTACATTGATAAGTGGATATTTTGCAGGGAAACCGATTACATACGATACAGCAAATGAGGAATTAAAACAGATTCTATCCTCCTATCTGGTAAGAGAAACAAGTCATAATCAGAGCATTGCAAAGGATTGTTCTATTTATGGTATGTCGGCAGAACTCTTATTTATTGGTGAAGATAAAAGGGTATATTTTGAAAAGATACCACCTGAATCAATTATTGCTATTTATAGTACAGAGATTACGAAGGAGCTTTTATATTGTATTCGTTTCTGGGAAAATACAGATATTCTGACAAGCGAAACCACAACTTTTATCGATGTGTATGACAGTACCTGTATTCAAAGATACCAGAAATCTGTAAACGGTACAATTTCGCTTGGCAGTGAACAGCATTATTTTAAAGAAGTGCCGATTAACATTTTCTATAATAATGAGGATGTTACAGGGGATGCCGAGAAGGTACACTGTCTGATTGATGGCTATGATTTAAGCCTGTCAGATACTGCTAATTTTAGAGAAGAATTAAATGATTCTTACCTTGTGTTCAGAAATACAAATCTTGAAGAAACGGCAATTCTTGAAATGAAAGAAAATAGAGTAATTGCGATTGAAGATTCTGAACAGGGGATGCAGTCAGATGTCAAATGGTTAAACAAGGATAGTAACGATGCCGAAAACGAAAATTATAAAAATCGGTTGGCGATGGATATTAAAGCATTTTCCTGTATTTCTGAATTGGAATGTAAAAGCCATACAACGGCAACACAAGCAAAACTTTCCATGTTGGCATTAGAACAAAAATGTGCCATCAAGGAAACTTATTTCCGCAAAGCACTGTTAAACAGATGGGAAATGATTTGTAGTTATTATAATCTGCTAGGTTGTACAGTCAACACAGAAGATTTGAAAATCACATTTGTTAGAAATATTCCTCTGGATATGACAACGGTAGCCGATGCAGTAGCGAAATTTGCACCCTATATCAGCAAGCGCAGTTTGTTGTCACAAGTACCATTTATTAATGATATTGATAAGGAGCTTGAAGCCATTGAGCAGGAAAACAGAATTCAGACTTATGAAGATATTCTAAGTGGTGGTGCGGATGAGTAATAAAAGCTATTGGGAGCAAAGAAGCAATATAGTATATTCTTTGGTAAGAAGAAAAATAGAAAAACCGTTGAAAAAGCTGTATGCCAAAGTATTCCGAAATATCAAAGAAGAATTGATTGATATATGGTGTGATATGCAGAAAGAGGAAATTTCTCAGAGTGCATTGTATCAGAAACAAAGAATGTTGAACCTGCAACAGCTTTTACAAAAAGAACTATTTGCACTTGGAGAAAAGAATATTGAATTACTACAAATGGGGTTGTACGAGATTAGCTTGCAGGGTTTTCAAGCAGTAAATAACTTACGAGGAGAAAACAGCACCTTTTCTTTCCTTGATAAACAGACTGCAAAGACAATCGTGGCACAAAATTATAAAGGTTCTGATTTTTCACATAGAGTATGGAACGATATGCAAAAACTGAGACAGCAAATAGAAGATTGTGTTGCAAAGTCTGCATTGCAGGGGCATGATGTGCGAAAAGTATCTTTTGCGCTACAGAGAAGAATGAATGTAGCTTATTCAAGTTGTAAGAGGATTGTAGTAACGGAAACAGGGCGCGTATTTTCCGAAAGCTGTAGAACAAAAGCACAAGAGCAAGGGTATCAAACATATTCTGTATTAGTAGAGCCTGACGCTTGTGATGATTGCATAGACGCTTTTAAAGGGAAACATTTTAATATCAATGAAAGTGTATTGCCTCTGCATCCGCATTGCAAATGCTGCATGATAATTGATATAGACTAAATAACACACTGGTACATCCAGTGTTATTTTTTATGCCTTTTATGTAGGGGTTAGGCGAGAAAGAAACAACTATTTTAGGGATAATTATTTTTTGATTATAACTATTGGAGGGTTAGAAAATGGAAGAAAATCAAGATATGAACTTAGAACAACAAGAAGAACAGCAGGAACAGGAAACAAAAACCTATTCACAAGAAGAAGTGCTTGCAATGCTGCAAAAAGAATCTGATAGACGGGTACAACAGGCATTGAAAAAGCAAAAAAAGGAATATGAGAAGAAACTTTCTCTTTCTAAACTGGATGAGCAACAGAGAGAAACAGCCGAAAAAGATATACGTATTCAAGAACTTGAAGAAAAACTGCGTGAATTTAATGTGATGCAAACAAAGTCAGAAATCACAAAGGTACTGACAGCAAGAAATCTTGATGTGCGTTTTGCGGATATTATTGATATTGGCGAAGATGCAGAAGATGCACAGGAAAAGATTGAAACACTGGATACACTCTTTAAAGCGGCAGTGAAAGCAGAGGTTGAAAAACGTATTACAGGCAGTACACCGAAAACGGGTACAATCGGACTTGGTGAAACAATTACGAAGGAAGAATTTAAAAAGATGAGTTTGGCGCAGCAATCTGAACTCTATCATAATAACAAGGAACTTTATAACAAACTGAAAGGATGATTTGAATAATGGCTATGACAACATATGAAAATTTTATTCTTGAAAATAAAATGACAGATTTAGTGAATACAAAACTTGATGCACGTTCCCTGATGACAACGGATTTTTCTCTTGCAGAGAGTGCGGGTCTGAAAAAGGTAGTCAATAAGTATACTTATTCTGGTGCAGTGGAACAGCTTGCCAAGGGTGCAAAAAATACAACCAAAGGTTCTGTTACATTTACACCTACAGAATATACAGTAAAGCGTTACCAACAAACATTTACTTATAATGATATGGAAGTGATGCAAGACCCCTATATTTTGGATGTTGCAACAAATGGTGCATCTGTACTGATGGCAAATCAGATTAAAACAGAATACTTTGCAGAACTGGCGAAAATCGGTAATACTTTTGAATATGATACTACATTCAACTATGCTACCGTTGTTGATGCACTGGCGCAGATTGATAAAGAGGTTGAAACCGATATGTTTATTATTATGGGCAATGACCTGAAAGCAGCTATCAGAAAAGATACTGATTTTATTGCATCTAAGCAAGGTGAAATCCTGTATACTGGACAATTCGGTTCTATTTGCGGAGTGCCTGTACTATTTTCTACACTCGTACCTGCTGGCACTGCATACATCACAAAAAAGGATGCAGTCAAATTTTTTGTGAAAAAGGATGGCTCTGTTGAACAGGATAGAGATGTAGAAACAAAAGAAAATACTGTTGTCTATGAAAGACATGGCGTGATTGCACTGGTAGATGACACATATAGCTTGAAGATAACAAAAAAGACATCAAAAGGTTGATGATAATAAAAGGGGGTAACTCCCCTTTTATTTATACGAAATAGGGGTGATACAATGGAAGAATTTTTAAACATTGCAATAGCCGTTTTTGAATCTTACACAAAAGTTCCCTATGACAAGGGAAATCATATTCATGCCGTTACTGTCTCTGAAATGGCAAAATGCCACAAGGTAAAAAGTGGAAATGAAGGGTTGAACAGTATTTCTATTTCAGGCATTTCGGAAAATTATAATGAGTTTTATCCTCAATATATCATAACAATGTTAAATGCAATTTCAAAAAGAAGCAGGGTGAAATTTTTATGAGATATGAACCATTTAAACTGTATCAGAAAATCAAGAGCGTTGACACTTATGGTAATACAAAAGATGAGTATGAATTTTTACAGGAGATAGCAGTATATTTGAATGAACAGCATTTGAAAACGCAGGGAACGGATAACATCTATTTTGTAAAAGCATATCAAGGTGTTACACCTTTTGTAGGTTTTGAACTTGGGGAACAATATAAAATAGAAAATGCAAGGCATGTGTTTAAAATCACTTCCTTTATCTGTGGAAGATTGACACAAATAGCATTGGAGGAAGTAACGCAATGAATCATATTTCTATCAATATTGACAAGGTGATTAAAAAAACATTTCCAGATGCGATTGAAAAAGGGTTGCAGAAAGCAGGCTATTTAGTAGAAAATTCTGCAAAAGTAAAATGTGGCGTTGCAACGGGTACACTTAGAAAATCTATCACACATGAAGTGGATGAAAATACTTGCTGCATCGGTAGTAACGTAGAATATGCGCCATACCATCACAATAACAACCCATTTTTAGAAGATGCGTTATCTGAAAACTATCAAGAGATACTGGAATGCTTTAAAGGGGTGCTGGATGATGCTACATGATATTTTAGAGATTTTGAAAGCAGATGAAAAGCTCTCAAATCTGTTACAGGCAACGAAAGCAGACAGCAAAATCTATATGTATCAAGGGAAAACAGATAATTGTATCAGTTATAGATATTCTGTGGTAAATTCTGACGGTATTAAATCTCAAACGAAACTGGAATTAAACACAATCAGCACGAATTACGAAAAAGCAGAAAAAATAATGGAACGTGTGAAACAGCTTTTGCTGACTGTTGGTGATGCTAAATTGAATGATGAAATTTTAAATGTAAGCCTAAATGGTGGTGGGGTTCTGCTTGATGAGCAGACAGGACAACACATTCTAAAGGCTTACTTTATTTTTGTAAGCAAGGAAAGGATGATGTAAGGAATGGAAAGAATTACGATTGGTTCTGGTAAACTTTATATTGCCGAATTTGAAAATACTATTCCAGAAGATATAGAAATCGAAAGGGAAACAAATCTTTTAGGCTATATTCAAGGTGGTGCAACGCTTGTGTATAGTCCTTCTTTTTATGAGGCTAAAGACGATTTAGGGATTGTTTCTAAAAAGATGATTACCGATGAGGAAGTAACTCTGAAATCTGGTGTTCTTACTTGGAACGGAAACACACTGAAAAATCTGGTTGCTACGGCGAGAGTAGAAGAAGATAAAACAAAGAAAACAAGAACGGTGAAAATTGGCGGTGCAGGAAATTATAACAGTAAAAAGTATGTTCTGCATTTCGTACATGAAGATAAGGTAGATGGAGATATTCGTATTACGATTGTCGGCAGCAATGAGGCAGGGCTTGAATTGGCATTTGCAAAAGATAAAGAAACCGTTATCAATGCAGAATTTAAGGCGCAACCCCATGACGATAAAGGTACGCTTGTTATTTATAAAGAAACGGATAGCACAATTTCAGCGTGATTTAATGAGGTGGGTAGATTTAACCCACCTTTATTTTATAAGGAGTGAGTAGATTTGTTTGATTTACAGACAGTAGCGAATGAAACTTATGAAGTCAAATGGTTAGACGGTTCTGTTTTAAAACTGCATAAACCAACAAGAGCGATGGAACTATCTTTTTTGCAAATGAGAGAAGAACATATTGACGAAAAACAAGCACAGGCTATTTTCTACAATTTAATGTTTCGGATTTTTGAGCGCAGAGAAGATGTTTATATTGAAAAAAAGGGTTTACTGAATAAATTGAGAAACAAAAAGGAACTGCTTGTTATTACTGAAGAAGAGATTGAGAAAATTCCTTATGATGCTCTATTTGCAATTTTACAGGAATATTTTGATTTCTATTATAAGTCCTTGAAGATGGGGGAATAAAAATCCCCTGTCTGCCCTCTGGGGCGGGGGATGAAAGCAAGGAATATCTGATAACAGAAACAGAGGAGATAAAAACCGTATCAATATATACGGGATTTGATTTTGAAAAATGTCTTTCTCTTGATATGAGAACCTTTAAATGTTTATTTCGGGATGCGTTTATTTATCAAATGAAACAGACAGAGGAGGGGCGAGCATATCTTGAAGATTGTTGGATATTAGAACAGACACAGCCAGACAGAAAGAAACTAAGAGAAAATTTTGGAGGTGATATTGTTTGATTGATTTAGGTACTTTGGTTGCAAAAATACAGGTTGATAGTGGAAACAGTATCAGTGATTTGCAGAATTTTCAAAAAAATGTAGAAAATGCCGAAAATAAAAGTACTGGGTTAAAGGATACTTTAAAGAAACTTGTGGCAGGGTTTGCGCTTGGTGCGGCAATTAAAAAAACGGCTGATGCTGTTGTGGGGTGCGTAAAAAGGGCTGATGAGCTGAAAGAAAGCCTGAATACGTTGCAGACACAAACAGGCGCAACAGATGAAGAAATGCAAGGGTTAGGAGATTCCTTAAAAAACATCTATGCTGATAACTATGGAGAATCCTTTGATGATATTGCCGTAGCTTTGGCAGAAGTGAAAAACCAAACGAATTTAACAGGAACAGAATTGGAACGTACCACAGAAAACGCGCTTGCTTTAAGCGATACCTTTGATTTTGAGATACAGGAAAGCACCAGAGCAGCCGATATGATGATGAAACAATTTGGCGTTACCTCTGATGAAGCATTTAATTTGATTGCACAGGGGGCACAGAACGGATTAGATAAGAACGGAAATTTGTTAGATTCTATTAACGAATACTCTGTACATTTTAAACAGCTTGGTTTTGATGCAGAAGATATGTTTAATATGTTTTCAAACGGTGCAAAAGCTGGTGTATTTGATGTTGACAAATTGGGTGACGCAGTAAAAGAATTTGGTATTCGTTGCAAAGATGGCAGTAACACAACAATAGAAGCGTTTGAGAGTTTAGGCTTTAATGCGGATGAACTGCAACAGAAGTTTGCGCAAGGTGGAGAATCTGCACAGGATGCCTTTCAAGAGGTTGTGACAGCTTTAAATAACTGTGATGATGAAGTTATAAAGAATACGGCAGGCGTAAATCTATTCGGTACGATGTGGGAAGATATGGGCGCAGATGCAGTAAAGGCTTTAACTGATACAAACGGAGAATTTGATAAAACAGCAGACAATTTGAACAAGATTAAAGAAATTAAATATGACAGCTTGGGGAATGCGTTTGAAGGTATCAAGAGACAAATAGAAACAGGGCTTGTATTACCGATAGGAGAAAAATTACTGCCTAAGTTAAATGAATTTGCGAATTATATCAATGATAACATGCCTGATATTAAAAGCACTGTAGAATCCGTTATGGATGGTATTTGCAGTGCTATTTCTTTTGTAACGGATAATTTAAATATCATTATTCCAATATTGGCGGCAACAGTAGCAGGTTTTACGGCATTTCAGATTATTTCTACGATTGCACCATTATTTACCATGATACAAACAGCAATCACAGGTACTACAACGGTACAGGCGGCGTTGAATGCGGTAATGATGGCAAACCCTTTCGGTGCTGTAGCAGTTGCATTGGCGGCACTTGTGGCGGCAGGGGTAGCACTTTATATGAATTGGGATACAATTAAAACAAAGTGTGAAGAGCTGTTAGCCAAGGTAACTGAGGTATGGACAAACATTGAAACAGCCGTATCTAATAAAATCGAAGGAATTAAAAATGCAATCAATGATAAACTTTCGTATTTCAAAAATGCAGGTAAAAATCTTTTCAATGCGCTTTGGGATGGTTTAAAAGAAGTCTGGAACAATTTAAAATCATGGGTAAGCGATAAGGTTGATTGGATAAAAGATAAATTATCTGTATGGAAGAAAGCAAAAGACAAGATGAGCGGTTCGGACGGCAGCCACAGAACAGGTCTGCGAGAAGTGCCGTTTGATGGATACCGAGCAATTTTGCATAAAGGCGAAAGGGTGCTGACACAGCCTGAGGCAGACAGATACCGCAGAGGCGAAACGGTAGCGAAAACAGAAAATTTCAACGTATACATCGGGACGGTAGAAAACAAAGACGAAAGGACCACAAATGATTTCATGCGTGAAATGGAATTTTACAGGAAACGGCGAGTAAGTGCGGTAGGGGGTGCAGTTTGATGTATCAATATTTTATCTGGAATGGTGTCAATTCACTGGATATGGGCGTAGTGATGCTGAAAGCACCCTCTATTTTCATTCCGCAGAGGAAGATAAACGAAATCAAGATAAGCGGCAGGAATGGCGTTTTGCATGAGGACGAAAAGACATACCAGAACTATACCAAGGATGCCGAATGTCATGTGATGGACAGGGGGCAGATTGACGAGGTCTGCGGTTGGCTGACTGGATTCGGAGAGGTTATTTTTTCCAGTGAGCCTGATAAGGTGTATCGTGCATACATCAAAAATCAGATTGAGTTTGGCAGTATTCTGAAAAATATCAATGATTTTTTGGTACAGTTTGATGTTGAGCCCTTCAAATACAGCGTCAATGCCGCAGGGGATGCCTTGGAACTGACTGCCCCGACCACCATCCGCAACAGTGGCACAGTATACAGTGAGCCGCTGATTACGGTTTACGGCAGTGGGGATATTACGCTTACTATCAATGGGGCGGATTTTCCCCTGTACGGCGTGCAGGAAAGCATCACCATTGACAGCGAAATGATGGAGGTATTTAAGGAGGACACCAACCAAAACGGCAAATACGGTGGTGTGGAGTTTCCGAGATTTGAGGTCGGGAAAAACGAAATCAGCTGGACGGGGAATGTCAGCAAAATAAAAATACAGCCCCGTTGGAGATGGCTGTAG